TGCGTTATATTCCATACCACTAAGTGATTCTATCTGTGTACCACTATCACCACCACGAACTGGTAAATAAAAATCTTCCATCATATTCATCATATTAAATTTTAAATTATACTCTCCAGAATTTTGGTCAATGTATGGAGTTTTCTTCATTTTGTTTATCAGTTGTTGCATATAGTTATCAACTTCTGCTGGTGGAATATTACCAATATCAATCTTGAATATTCTCTTTTCTGGTGCTCTCATGATACGATGTATTAACATAGCATCTTCCATAAGAGTTAATTGTTTCCAAATCTTTCTTGCTGCTTCTATCATTGATTTACCATAAGGTAAAAAGTTAGAATCAGTTAACATTCTGAAGTGTGCTACTTCGTAATTCTTTAAAGTTTGGTCATTCTTACCATAAGAAGTTGCTTTACTACCATCATCTACATTAAATGTAACTTCATGTGGATTGTTTGGGTCAACCCCCTCTTCTCTTGAAACTGAATATGCTGACATTGGTTCTACACCTACAACACCATACTTTTCTGCGATATCTAATTTTAAAAAGAAATCACCATATTTATTCATACTACGAATCCATGGCCAGAGATTAAATTCTATATTAATAACATCATAAAATAAGTTATGTAAGACTTCACGAACTTGTTCATTATCAGACCTAATATCAAGGAGGTCACCACTTTCATTTTTCATTGTAGATTCATCCGAGTATATGTCAAGTGCTGATGCTAAGATAGGGTCTTGTTCCATTGCTTCATAATCAGCAAACAACTCAAGTCTTCCTGCATTATAAACTGGATTTTGTCTATAACCACCAACGCTATTTGGTGTATGCATTCCGGCATATCTTGCGGCAAGGTAGTTAGTTTCTAAATTACCACTTGATTGGATTCTGTCTGTATCTGCTATTTTCAAACGATTACCACCAACATTTCTGACGATTATGTTGGATGAAAATAGTCTACGAAGACGACCAAATAGTGTTGTGTCTGCCATAAATTCCCTCTTAAGTTAACCTAAAATCTTGTATATATAAATAGTGAGATACATTACAAAGAACTCATTTAATTCTTATCTAATAACCACTCAAGGTTCTCATCGTCCGAACCGACTTTCATTTGCCAAGGATTTCTATCTCCAAATGAATTATTTACACTATACCCTTGACCAAAACTTGAGTTACTTCCAATACCACCAAGTGCTAACTTAGTCATTTCCATACCCTCTTGTCTTAATCTTAGTGCTGTATCTCGTACCCACATCCCAATACAAAATGCCATTGTAAGGTCATCATTGTATCCGTTTGCTGCTTCTGCTCTTGAACCATTCCAAATAAAAACAAATAGTTCGTCTAACAATCTTTGTGAATGTATTACTGGCGATTTTTCTCTAAAGTAACTTTCCAGTTTTGATATAATCATTGGTCGTGTTTTTGCAGTTGTTGAAAAACCTGGTACCAGTTTATCTTTTCCTTTTAAATCAAACCCTTGGGATAACTGAACTTGTGGGTCTACGATTGTTAAATCTTTTGATGAATAATATAAATTCTTATACATTCTATCTATTGCTGGTTGTATCGCTGCCCACCCAACATTAGCATTTTCAATAATTAATAGTGCGTCATTGTATTCAGTTGCTACATTTACTAACATATTTCCATAATCTTTCGTACCAACCATTCCTCTATATTCTGCAACTTGTTCCATTGATTCTACATCTATTACATGAAATGCCGAAAAATCTTTTCCATCTCCTCTTGCAACATCTGCACATATCATATAGTCTCTTGAGTAATCTGGATATCCCCAAACCCAAAAGTTCCCATCAAATCCTTTTTTCTCTATCGGTTCTTTTACATGAGTTTGTTCATACCATTGAATTATTGTACCATCAACAACCGTATTACCCGAAGTAATAAAATCACAATCACATTCTTGAGCTGCGTGTTTAGGGCCTAATAGTTGGTCTTGTTCATCTCTCCAAGATTGTTCTCTTTCTGGATGTAAGTCCCAATGTAATTTTATTGGATTAAACTCATTGGCTCCTTCTATAGCTCCAACCCAAGTCTTGTGATAAAAGTTTCCGACACCATTGGGTGTAGAAAGAACTATTGCACTTCCACCAGTTGATAGTGTAGATTGTGCTGATGCCCATATTGAGTCAACATCTTTAATAAATGCTGCTTCATCAAGTATCAACAGAGATAGTGCTTCTGAACGACCTGCGTCTCCACTACTACTTACTGCTTTTATCTGAGAACCATTAGAAAACTTTAAAGATAATCTATTATCTTCAAGACACTTTCCTTTTAACCAACTTGGTAAGTTATCATGCATGACTCTTACTTTGGTAACAAGATTTTTTGCTACATCTTGTTTAGTTGCAATAACAAGAATGTTTCTGTCTTCTTGAAATAACATCATCCACAATGAATACCCAGCAGTCAATGTTGATATTCCCATCTGCCTTGCTTTTAGAATGACATTATATCTATTATCCTTTAATTCTCGTATTGATTGTTTTTGAAACTCATATAAATGAAATGGTACTTTTCCCCTTACTGGGTGTTGTATCTGACAATACTTCATCAAAAAATGTATAGGGTCAACTGCACATTTCTTATATTCTTTTTGGATTAATAGTTTTAATTTATTGTCCATCACTCAACTCTTCCCAAGTAATTTCATTATTTAGGTATTTGTCAATATTAACAATCTCTTTAGTTAGAGATTCAACAATTTCGGTTGGGTCTTGCATTCCCCATCTTTCTAAGTCACCACTCTCTTGTGCAATATCTTGGTCTTTTGAAACCATATCAATATAACCTTTCAATTCTGCTTGCAATTCTTTCACATAAGAACGCCTATAAAGTTCATCTTGTTCTTTTTCATATGCATCCCATGTACCATCTATTTTCATTTTAGTTTCTTTTTTTGACCAACACTCTAAACACATTTTATGTCGTGACCAGTATCTGTCATCTGCTTTCTTTTTCATTATACCCTTACATTCTGGGCAAAACCAAGGCATTCTCGCCTCTTGCATTATTTTTGTTAATGGTGACTCTATGGTCTTACCATCCTTACTTTCTACTTTCTTATCGCTTTGATAACCTACAATTACCCTCTTCTCAGGAGTTTCACCCCTAAGTATTGACTGTAAAGCCTTTTCTTCATGTTGTGTTGACATAACCTTTATTCCTCGTGATATAAACTATATTGTTTTTTTCTTTTCTTCCAAGCCATTTTAAGTGCCGTTCTGTGTTTTTCAGACTTTGGTTTACCTCTCAAAGAGTTGGAAATTTTTTCTCTCGTTTCTTGAGTTACTACTCTTCCTTTTCTTGATGTTACATTTTTCTTTCTAAACTCAGAATCTTGCCACTTTTTTTTCATCGCTTTAGATGTAGCTTCGGAAATCTTCTTTCTTGTTTCCATTGAATGTGGCATCATTTTCTCCTATCTTGTATATCTAAATAGTCCCATGATTTGGTTAATAGGTGCAAAAGTTCCAGTAAATTTGTATAAATTCTTTTTAAATACAAATGTTATTCCTTCACTTGGAACGATAGCATCAAAACCACCGATACTATTTAGTCTATCAAGTTGTGTTTTTAACTTATTTATTACATTAACATCGTCTGATGAATTTATTTTATTTATCAAACTATTTAAATCTTTTATCATAATCTTTGTTGACTTAGATGGATTTGCAGATAAAAAGTTGGTCATGTTCTTCATAATTTCCGCACCCAATTCAAGAAATAATCTTTCAAATGGTTCCATATTCTTTTTATACAATTTAGTGTGGTCTTGTTTATCAGTAGATAATACCCACTCTAAAAACTTTGGATGTTCTTTTAATTCTTTTTTCATCTGTGGTATTTTATATGACTTGTCAAAAAATGCCCATCTCTTAACTAAGTTGACCATAACATCATTTGTTATATGTGGAAAATCAGATGAGTTAGCACCATTTAAAACATACTCCATCCACCATTGTTGGTGATATAACGAAACAACATCACTATCATTTAGACTAAATTCATTTTTTAGTGAGTTTACTTTTTTAAAGTAATATCCTTTTCTCTTTGAATAATCTTTTACTTTAGGTAATTTAGTTACTGGTATATCAGAGATAGTATATGTTTTTTGTACACTTTGATTTATCTGTTTTATCATCCCAGAAAGTTTTGTTGCTGCACTTCTGTCGTCTCCAATTACTTCACCATTGTCATTATATTCTTTTACACCATGAAAATATAACATAGATAATCCATATGGTATTACATTTGTTGTTTTAGGGTACATTACTTCAAGTGACATGAACTTAGTACCTTGTCCAAATATCTTATCTCTTTGTTTTTTATTTAATTTACCAATTGCTTTTCCTAAATCTTTCATAGCAAAAAAGAATGCGTCTTCTATATCACCCCTACCTGCAAACATATTTTTTATTCCAGATGCCGTTAAACTATTCTTTCCAGCATTTTTTATATGCCCTTTGTTTCTTGCTGCTCTAAGTTTACCATCTTTCCAACTTACCATTATATTTTGACCATCGGTTTTTTCTCTGACATACTCAAGTTTACCTTGTAATGCTAAATCTACTAATTGTTTCATATCTCCGAATGTCATGTCTTTGTCATCAAACGGATGTGAAAGGTGTCCATACGCTCCACCCATAAGTAATAACTCCTTGTGTTTATTGTTAGTTGGTAAGTAAGGTAATAAATCTTTTACTATATCATATTTTTCTATTACTTTTTTGGAATCATGTTCTGGTTCTATATTAGTTTTAGACTCTTCTTCTTCTTTTTTACTAAATGCTAATAACTCATATCCAGCTTGGGTTGCTATCTTTGATATATGAGCTTTCCAAGTAGAATATGCTTGTGTTCCTTTATAGTCTGCTCTGTTAATAGGAGACAAAGCACCTGCTTTACCTGCTGGAAAGAAACTAACTGCATCAACATATATAGGATGGTCATAGAAATCTTCTCTTCCTAATACAAAATCTACTAATTGATATCCAATTTTTTCTGCTCTTCTTTTTGCNGATGCCATAAATGTATTATGACTTGGGTACATAAAGGTTGGCCCGTCGTCTGTTGCTGAAAGACCTTGACTTGATTCATTCATAAATGCATCAATCAACTTATCATTTAAAATTCTTTTTTCACCATCAGTTTTACCAATTTTTTGTGGAAAGAAACTTAGTTTTCTTTCAAATTTCTTTCTCAAAATACTATCAATTCTTTTATCATACTTACCAAATAAAGTTTTAAACATATTCTGTCTAACTTTATCGTCCAATTCTTTTCCTAATAATTGTCTTACTATTGTTCCAGAAATTAACTTACCACCAATTTTTAATTGTAGTGGTGATGCTATTATAACATATCCTTGGTTTTCATATGTATCAAAATCTTTCTCTCCTTTAAAACTTTGATAATACTTACCACCAAGTAACCTACTACTATCTTTCTGTCCTACTGCTACAACCAATACCGTAGAGTCTGGGTCATATTTTTTTAATACTTCAGATGGTGCATATGGATTTTTTACTTGAACTATTTGAGATGATGGTACACCAAACATAGTTGTCATAATAACTTTCTTTTCTTTAAATTTTAATGGTGACCTACCTGCTTCAATCTTATCTGATGTTGCAATATAAACATTATTCTTACCAAATTTACTAACGAGTTGTGAGTATGAATGGTGGTGTCCTTTATGAAAAGGTTGGAATCTTCCTGGGTATACTACTACTACATTATTTTTTGTTAATTTTAACTCGTCAAGTTTATTAAACGCTAATAGTTTAGTGTCTTCATTCTCTTGTTTGAGAATGTCTTTAACTAAACTTTTGGTTAACTTGTTTATACTCATAATGGTTGTAATTTCCCAATCTATCTATGTAAATATACGACACTTTGCCTATATATGTCAAGTGTTTTTTTAAACTTCAAGAGCTCTTCTGAACCACCCAAAGTAGAATTTTTCCAAATCTGGTTTACGAGTCACTAAATCTGCATAATACTTAACTCTATATGCTCTAACTCTATCTAACTCTACACCATTCATAGCTGCTATTGTCATTGGCCCCATTCCACCATCTACTTTTAGATTTGCTCCTTTGGCATTTGCTGCTTTTTGTAATATTTTTACTGCTCTTCCTCTACCTTGATTTACACACATATCAAAATAAATATGTCTTAGGTCTTCTGAAAGAGATTCTACTTTATTTCTATCCCAATATACTTCCTTGTATATTTTTATTGCACCTTCTTTGGTTAAATTTTTTATGTCCACATCTGGATGTGACCTTTTTGCTACTCCAAAATTTGTTTCGCCACCTGGGTCTTTTGGGTCATTTACATATCCACCCTCGTGGTGTAATACTACTTCTATTATTTCATCAAAATTTATTAACATAACTACTTCCTCTTCTTAAGTATTTTTTGGTGTCTAATCCAATTCTTTCCCTTTGGATTCTTTGTTGGTTTCTTTACAAACTTATCAATATAGGTTTTTGCTAAGGAATCAAATTTCTTTTTTGCATCATCTTCTTCTAAATGCTTTGAATTATCAACTACGACAATATTACCTTTAAACAATCCTTGGAATCTTCCAATATTTTTTTGACATGCGTGCCAAGAATCTGTAACTAACTTTTTTGGTAAGACTCTTTTTCTTTTATTATTTCTATCCAATGCTATTTCCATAGAAGTATTTATAAAAACCATATAACAATCATATCCAATTGATTCAAGTCTTGATTTATTGTCTGCTATTTTTGCATAATCATCACCAGTACCATCTATAATCATACCGAGTCTTCCGTTCTCGTATAGTCTTTGTCTTTCTTTTGTCAATTCTTTTGTGTAATTTCGTAATCCACTATGAACACCTTTAACTGGTTGGTCTGTCTTCTTATCAAACCCCGTTAAATCTGCAAACACTTCGTCTGGCATAGCATCTAACTCAGTTCCAAAACCAAACTTATTTAGTGCTTTTTCAAATTCTGAATCATAATTAACCATTTTTAAACCAGTGTATGATAGATTTATTTTCTTAGGTAAACCAAACAAACCTCTTGCTGCATATGTCTTTCCACTTCCTGGACCACCAGCAAGAAAGACTGCTTTCAATATTCCTTTATCAAAAACACCTTCATTTAATAAATCTATTAACTTAATCATTACGAATCCCAGTTTAGTTCGTATATAAATATAAACCTAATACCTTTTACACCCCATAAATTCCACGATTAGCATTGAAGTTCTGTCGTATTTCATCATGACTAAGAGCTTCTGCATAAATTTGTATTTGACCCATATATCCATTAAAGTCATTGGATACAGCAGTTGATGATGCTACGGTAGTTTGAGTTCCACCTATTACAAATTGAGAAGATGTAGCAGTAGCAGAATAACTGGTTGAAGAAGAATTATATGTACTTGAAAGAACTCCATTTTTGTAGAACTTTGTATTTGAACTTCTATCTGCTACTACAGCTATATTTATCCATTGACCTCCGTTCCAAGTTGTTCCACTTGTATCGGTATCATCAGAATGTAAATTTGATTGACCCATTTTTAAATACATTTTATTGTTTGATGTATCATACCATAGATTCCAACCATCAACAGTTAGTCCCTTTCCTGCAGTAAATGGCCCTTGTTGTATCAATCCAAAATCATATCCCGTACCACCTTGATTTGAGTACCACATTTGTATTGTAAAATCAGTTGAAGTACCAAAACTAAAATCACTATCTAATGCTCTATGTGCAAAGTCATCAGTTCCATCAAAACTCCACCAACCATTTGTACGAGTTGTTGCTCCATTTATTACGGTAACATCATTTCCCCATCCACTTAAATCTACCATAGATGAATCTGATTCACCAGTCCAACAAGCATACTTAAACGGGTCTACATAAAATTTCATTTGAGTACTTCTATATACACCAGCACCACCACCTATGAATCTTCCTGAAGTACCCGTTCTTCCAATATTAATAGCCATTATATCCCAAACGCCCCTCTTTCAGCGTTAAAGTTATATAAAAGTTCGTCTTCTGTTAACGCGGCATTGTATATTCTAAATACTGCTATACCACCTTTATATCTTTCAGCTCCACTACTTCCTGCTAACACTCTTGTTGCTCCCGCTCTTATAGTACCACTTTCAGAAAAATCACCACTATCCATAGCAGAAGTTCCTTGTGATACCATATTTACCCAAAATTCAACTTCATTAGCAGAATCATCTAACCTTATTGCTAAGTGATACCAATTATTTATTGATAACGTACTTGAAGTGATTACTGCTACATCTTCACCAGAACCATCTGTTCTGAATCCAGCTCTGATTGTATTGGTCGTATCTCCCCTTTCAAATCCTGCTGAATCATCAAAATTACCTAACATTATAATACTACCCTTTCCAGTCAAATCTGTTGGGTATACCCAAGTTTCCCAAGTC